TGATTTATAATTTAAAACTTCAACACCATTAACAAAAATTCCGACCATTCCAGGTTCTGTAATTTTTTTATCACTTATATCCTTAGGTTCTGATAATTTTCTAATTAGTTTTTGAGGTTGTATGATTTTATCTCTAAATCTATACTTTTCAATAATATTATTAGATATAGTAAACTCTTGCCCAGCACCAAAATCTGGAGAAACAAATATATTTTTGTATATATTTGCTCTACTCTTAGCTAATTTTATCGAATTTTGATCTAGTCTTTTTACAAAATATATACCTTCATCAAAAAGACTGGATATAATCGTTCCATCATCATTTTTTTCTGGAGTATAATAGACTATATCGCCAGTATAAAAATTATGATCGCCAGTATCTGTAATTTTTAATGTAGGATTTTCATTTTGAAAGACTCCTGAAAAAACAATTCTAGTAGAATCTGGATTTATTGTAATTTTTCCAAAAGAAGGGAGTGAATTTGAAGCTATTAGGACATCATCTTTATCAAGATACACATTTTGCACATTAGATGTAAATTTATTCAAATATCCATATGAGGAAGAATTTACTTTTGAAATTTCTCTTTTTACAGATACTATAGTGTTGATATCTATAATATCCGATCCTCTAATTAAACATGTGGTGCCATTAATAACATTAATAACTTCGAATATATCTTCTAAAATTTCAGCATTTTTATTTTTTAATTTTACCGTATCACCAACTCTGAATAAAATCTCATCTTTTACTGAAAATCTATAAACAAAATTTCTAGAGTCAATGATCTCAATAGATTTTACATCATATGTTTGAGAGTTATTAAATATCCAATTATTTTGTTTTGCATTTTTACCTATTTTTCCTAAAGATTTAATTTTTACTTTCGATCCTCTTTTTTGAGTGTGAGTATTTTGTGGATACTCTAAACTATTCAAAACAGATCTTATTTTTAAATTAACTCCTGTAGAAGAATATGCAAAAGTGTTTTGTTCTATGTTTGAACCATCTATAATTCTTTTTTCAACATTACTTACACCTAAGAATTGATTGACAGTTTTGTCAGAATATGTAGATATGCCAATAGTATCATCAAAATATCTAAATGTTAAAGTTCCCGAATTTGGAAATCCGACAGTAGAATCTACATCAATAGAAGTCTGTCCTATTGAAACATTTCCTAAGCATTTAGTTTTGGGATGTATTGAAAATTTGTCATAAATTAATTCTACGCTCGATCCTTCTTTATTAATATAAGATCCATCAACGCTTATTTTGTAATATTCCTCTCCTCCGGTTCCTGTAGCCAACTTCTGTACAGCTGAAACTGGGGAGTATGCTTTTGGAATATTTTCAAATTCGTCCTGAAAGAGTGTTCTATTGACTAAATCATTGGGATCTCCAGATAATATTTCAACTACAAAATCCTTTGTTTTTCTATAGTTTGCATTTGATGGACTTATAAGATAATCCGAAGGTCTTATAATTTTTGCATCTTTACCATATATTGCACTAAACAAAATTTTAAAAGATATATCAGTTCCTCTAGAGGAGTAAAAATCTTTAGATGATCTTAAAAACTGAGCCTGATTTAATTCTCTTGGTAAAGATATGTTTGATAAACCAGGTAATAATTGCCTTTTTGTCTTTTCAAAGAATTTTTGAAGAAATAAATCACTAAGATTTTCGACAACATCCCCTTGATTATGCTCTACAGAGTTGGATGTTGAAAAAATAAAAGATTCTGGATTATTATTTGTATCTGTAAAGGAGGTAATTCCACTAAATCCTCTCGTACAGGATACAAATGAAACATCTGTTTTGCTTTCATATGTTATAATTTCATTTCCAATCTTTATTAATCCATTATTATCTGGAAATCCACTTGTATTATCGACAAAAATATCAACATCACCAGTAGTTAAGTCAGCAGAAAGAGTTGTAAATTCAATATCATTTCCATTTTCATTTAATTTAATGTAAGAATCAATATTTTGTATTAAATCAATCGGAGCTCCTTTATATTCTTGTCCCAAATAATATTGAGTCAAGAATTCACCTATAAGTGGGAATTCTTCTTTTACATAAGAAGGAAGTTGATTTTTTACAATCTTGTTGAATTCTACTCTTTTTTCCGCCATTTTAGTTAAAAATTAATATGGTTTATTATTAACGTTGACATAACTAGAACTTGATTTATATGTTGATCCCGAAGGATCGATACCAGAACTAATTGGATCTAATATCATTTCAATATCAGTTCTATCTAGTTGCAAATAAAGATCATGTAATCCAATTACATCATTTGAATGTGGACAAGCTGTGATTTCCATTACTGGTTGTTCGTTTTTCAACTTTCCTGCTGTAATGTTAATCGGATTTAATCTTATCCTACCAGCTTTATAATCAATTGTTCCAACATTTCTTCTTCTAACAATAGGAGTTTCTGAATTTTCAGAATCTAACGAATATAATGATATATTTCCAGTTGTTCTGTTTGGTAGAGGAGTGTCGAATAAATAAACATCGTCTGCAATGTTTAAAACTCTAAATGCGGATGATTTGATATTATATCCATTCATAGATTGAATATGAAATTCATTTCCAAAATCAATTGCATATTCGGCAAAAGAATTGATTGCTAGTCCCAAATCTCTTCTCATCTTAACATTAGTAATATTAGAAGTTATTGAATCGTGACTTTGATCAATTATTTTTAAGAAATTACTATATTTAAATCTTGCACCATATCTATTTAACTCAGAAGATTCTGCATATTTTGTGATATTTGCTTGTACTAAAGAGGAAACTTCTGTTACTCCCTGTGCTAATGTTGAATTATAATAAACTTTACTACTTGTTTCCAAAAATAAGTATTTTAAATCTAAAATTTCAGGAACAATTCCTGCCACCGCATAATTTCTTAGTTCCTGCTTTATATTTTCTTTAATCGAATTGGGAACAAAATCACCGTTTCTTGGTTTAATACTGATAAAAACTTTTCCATATTGTGGAGGAATAAGTTCCTCTCCACCAAACACAGAAACCGATTCTGCTTCAGTATAAATTTTATTCGGAATCAATATTTCATAATCATTTGATGTTAAAGCTCTACCTTGTGTAGAATAAACTTGTGGAGCATACTTTCTTATCGAATCAACGCTATCGATAGGTTCTCCACCACTAGTAGATCCTCCAGTGAGAGACACTAATGATATTCCTTCAGAAATAATATTCTCTAAAGAATTCCTTACATATGTTATTCTACCACTAAATTGTAACTGCCTAATACCATTTGCTTCTGGTCCAGAAGATACTATGTATGAAACTTCAATTACATTTCCATCTTCAAGAAGTTTTCCAAAAATGCCATCACCAAAAATAAGTTCATATTCTTCTCCAGCAATTTCTTGAATGAAGTATATTGTAGAATTTTCATTTACTACACTTCTTAAATTATTATCAAAAAGATTATCTTTTCTTACATATTCTACACTTGTTGTAGATGAAGACGAATTCTTAACTCTTACTCTCAGCGTGTCAAGATCTATTCCCACATTAGGAAGAACAAATCTTTGGCGCTTGTTTCTAGAAGAAACTTCAAACGATTGACTAACTAGTGTTCCTTCAAATACTTCAATATCAGTGAAATTAGCCGTATCATCATAAACTGGTACTGTTATATCTTCTGGAATTGAAAATGTATATGACTGATTACCAAATTGAGATGTTGTCGATGCAACAGGTCCTTTTTTTAAAACTAAAGATGATGGTTTAGGGAAAGTAGTGGAGGTATCAACAAAAAAAGAAATATTTGTTCTTGAAGATTTTCTTGATCTTGGAAGATATCCAATATTTCTTGCAAGAGCAACTACATTTTCTCTTAATGTGGCACTATCAATAAAAACCTCATTCGATACCATATTGGCATTGTATGAAGTAATATATGTGTTATATGCCAAGACATCCAGGATCGTTGACAGGTTTGATCCCTCAAAGTCATAGTCGGTGAAGTTGGAATTAGCTCTTAAATAATCCCTAAGTGTTGTTTTTATCTGGTCAAAATCAAGACCAGTGAAATTTTGGAGAGGCATTTAACTCACATATCTAGTTGGTAAGAGGACGAATTGTAAACTTTGTGGATCTATATCGGCACCAATAATTCTATATGAAATGGTAACATCATAATTATGATTATCATAATCTGGAATCACCTTTACATTTATAAGTTCAACTCTCGGTTCATATCTATTAATTGATAATGTAATCTCATCCTTAATTGCAATTGCATTCACAGGATCCATATTTTCAAATAATATTCGAGATACTCTAGAACCAAAGATAGGATCAAAAACTTTTTCGCCACGTTCAGTAAATACAATATTCCGAACGGATCTTGCAATTGCATTCTCATTTTTGAGCGCAATTAGATCATCATTAACAGGATTTCTGAAAAATCCCATACTAATGTCTTTAAATCCTTGACTAACTCTCTCTAGAGGCATTTAAAATAAAAGATCTTAACCTTATTTATTAGAGATTTATTGAGTTATTTTTAAGATTCTGAATTATTTTGATTTGTTTTTCCAAAAAATCCATATCCTTGAGTAAAATGTCCCGGGCCACAAGAAATTGGACCATTTTCAAGCATTTCGGCATCTTTTTTTAACTTTTCTTCGGGTGTTTCCCAAAAATATTCATCAGTATCACCCAATCGACCCCAGTCAACATCATTTTCGACCTCATAATACTTCGTAGATACCTTAAAATCGGGTATTTTAGCTTCTGATGGTGTTAATGAGATGTCATAAATGCGACAACGGTTGTTTGGATACAGTGCATATTGCCCATTTTCAAGTTCAATAAGATTAAATGACTTATGTTCCTGTGGAATCTCACTTGTACTGTAGTCAATCTCATTCGCACTATGATGATAATTGTCTAAAGTGCAAATATATGACCCATTAAGTGTTCCAAAATGTCTTGTTCTAACTTCCCAACGCATTGAACCAGTGAATTGCTTATGAATATTAGTGACTCCATAATCCATACAATTCCAAAACTGAAGGTTGGGTAAGTCAAGGTCAGGAGAAGGCAGCTCAGGGCGACTACAGAAGGCACTGATAGGCAATTTATCATACATTGCCGCATACTCTGGTAAATAAGTCTCAAAATAAAAAGCGCGTCCAGGTATGGACTTTGCCGATACCCAAACGCCTTCTACAAATTCACCATGTCCATCTTGTAAATCACGTAAGTATTCTTTACGAACCCATACTTTTTGTGCAGGTAAATTTACAATTAACTCACTCACCTTCCTTGACCCCTATACCTCTTCTTTTTACCATTACGAGAAGACGCTGCGAGTTTAGTATATTGAGACGAGCCTTGACGAGTTTTTTTAGGCTTACCCTCAATAT